GTTGTACTTTCTCAAAATCTCGTTTTTAATTGAGTCTTGTAAGTTTCTTACTTCACTGTAATTTATTTTTCTCTTGGCTAATATGTCCTGAATGGTCTCTTCTTTTTCATCTACTACTGAATTTGTTGGATAATATATAAAACTCCTTCTACCCAACCCACCACCCACAAAACGCATAACCACCTCCTTGCCGTTCTCTCCACTTATCCACTTAGGAGAGGTATTGCCCATAAATACAACTGGAGTATCTTTAATCGTAAGTATTTGCTTACTGCTTCTAATTACTTTTCCACCAAACTCCCTAACATCAAACGCTTTCAAAAGCCCTGACATAAATGCCATTGGTACTTCACTATCAGCTTTTGAAATATAACTTCCAAACTCGCTCATCATACAAAACGCCACACCTCTCTGAAACAACTTAATAGAATTGCACTGACTAACCAAACCCTCTATCGTTCCACTATCAAAACTAAATAGAAAATCATTAGGAAGCCCTACCTTTAATACCTCATCTTTGTCTTTCCTACTCATATTTTCCCAATCCTCTTTCGTTATGTTGTCTAAAAAATTGTATGGCATTGCCTTAAACTCTTCTAAAAACTTCCTGTAATCACTCTTTAAATCCGTTAAAACCCCGTCTAACAACTCCTCTTGTGCTAGTGCAAGGGGCAAGTCTTTACCACTACTACTTGGCATTACCTTTATTGCATAAATGTTGGGATATACACTCGATCCACCCTTTAAACTCTGTATTTTTACCCTTTTACTACACGCTACCAAGGATAGAAGTACCACTGTGTCTAATAATAAACTGTCCTGAAGCGTCTTAGGGTGCTTTTTTATCATGTAACCTTCTAATATCTGTCTAACAAACCCATTGAGCTTTCCCATTTCCAAGCTGTCTCCACTTGGGAGGCAGTTCCCTATCTCTTTCCTACATTGTGCTATTAGCGTTTGTGTATTCATTGTCTAGGTTTTTCCTTATTAAAACAAAAGGGGGCATAGTGTATGTGACCTATGAGAGAAACAAAACAGCTATGCCCCCTTGTCTTTTAATAATTACTTTGTATTTTTGAAAGTGATTTTCTCTCATAGTTGTTAAAATATATACCCTCCTTTTTCACTTGTCAAGAATAATTTCATTTTGACCTTTATATTTGTAAAAATGAATGCAAAAATGAAGATTACCTATACTACATAAGGAAAATTTGAGTGTCTTGTTGCTTCATTTTTGCATTTTTGCATTTTTGCACACTTCCGTATATATATTATTCTACTTTTAGGGGTATTTATTAAAGAGTAAATAATGCAATAATGTAAATATGAATATTATAATATATTAATTATCTTTATTACATAAGGATAAAATGCACATCATTTCATTTTTGCACCATTTTTGCATTTCCCTTTTGCAATGTGTTTCCTACCCCCTTTTTGTGCTATCCTTTACTATGAACTCTCATGCTAAAGGCTATCGTAGGGAATACCAGTGTAAACTTAAACTCATTGAGCTTGGCTACCTTGTTGAACGAAAAAACTTCGCCCGTCATTGTGCCATTGACTTCTTTGGTCTCTTTGATCTTGTCGCTATTCGGGGTAATGAGTGTCTATGGGTGCAAGTGAAGTCCTCCCGTTATCCTGCCCGAAAGTCTGTTCGCGATATTCTTAAATGGAAAGAGGAGACTCATATTAGTCTCCCCTGTCAAGTCTGGTATAAAGAAAATCGTAAGCCGTGGGTTATACTCCAAGCTTAACCCTCTTCGCTATCTCCTTGAAATTGCTCTGCTCCACTCCCTTGGTTGTCGCTATCTTCCATTTGAGATACTCGCTTATCACTTGGTTTATCTTCTTCATTGGTCTGCTTAATAAAATTAGTTAACTCGCCGTCGCATATAATACACCTCGCCTCTGTGATGTCGCATACCCTCTCACAGCTCTCACAGATTATTACTGTGGGGCGATTGTCTATCATGTATATAAGCTTTTGTTGGTATATGCTACTCATAGCTCTTCTTCCCTTGTTTTTATCTCTTCAAGGATTTTTAACACCTCTTCGCCACTGATTACTACTGTTTTTCCCTCTGGATATGTCTCTCCATAGTCTATAAACATGTCCTCATTGTAAAATATTGTGAAAAACTCGTTGCCCTTGTCGTCTAAATAACTTCTGATTGTCCTTTGTGTGCTGTTTATCTCGGTTGTGTCACTTAAAATGTCTTCTATGTACTTGTTCATTTGATTAATTTATTAATTTATATACTCTCTATTAGTGGTGTTTCTCTCTCTAATAACCTTGTTGCTAATTCTGTTGCCTTGTTGCCAAACTGTATTACCTCTTTCCCTGTTGTTTCGTCTGTGAAAACTATGTTATATATATAGCCGTCGCTAGTATAATATACTTCTAAAGTGTACTCTGTCTCTCCTTGTTCATTGTCTAGTTGAATCTCTTGTATTGTTTGATAGTTATAACAAAGATTGTGGCTCTTTATGGCTTCAATAATCTTGTTTTGTATCTCTTTTTTATTCATTTTATTAATTTGTTAATTTATTGCGACATTTTAAAGTCTGATGTCGCCTAGACTTGTCCTTTATTCGGACTTGATACTTATTTCCCTGACTAGTTTCTTATCCTCTTCACTTACAAAACTGTAAGTTAAGATCGGCTCACTCTTTAGAGTTAACTCTTCATCTGCATCTCCCCAACTCTCGCCCTCTTTTATTTTGTACTTCGCCTCATAACATTTTAATTCCTTGTTTACTAAATCTATCGTGTATAAATATTCAATGTCTTCATGAACCCCTGTTGTTGGCTCGTATGCCCCTACTTTCCACTCCATGAAAGAGTATTTCTCTTCGTTTGGTTTGGTAATGTCGCCTGTGAACCCGTATTCAATAGCACCCTTGAGGATTAAAAACCCTGCTGACTGACTTACATTGTCTCTCAACTGGTCTTTGTACATGTTTACAAACTCTTTGAGACTCTCCATTGTTGTTTCTGGATAGCCGTCGCTGTGTCTGTAAAAATAGAGTTTGTCGCTCTTGTCCTCTATTATTATATTCGCTCTTGTACTCATAACTTTAATTTAATTAATTTAATTAGTTATGTAGTTAAGAATTAAACTACTTGCAAGGGATAAGCTTTTATCCCCTGCTAGTAACTTATGAGTTGAAATACACTTCTTCTAAAAACTCTATATCTTCTTCTGTTAAATCTCCATAAAAATTGTACTCGTTCTCTGTTCTTGTGTATTCTTCTCCACCTACTTCTATGGTGATATTTTTTGTTATTCCCATAATTGCACCTATTAAACTCTCATATCCCATGCCACTATCTAAACTCCCCGTTTTAATCCCCTCCATTATCTGTGCCTCTATCTCTTCTCTGGTGTTTCCCTCTAATACTTCTGAAGAGTAAGCACCTCTGCCACCTCCCCAACAATTACCATAGACATATCCCTTGGCAATATATTTTATTTTTTCTTTTGTTTTCATTTAATTAATTTGATTAATTTATTATTTAGCTCCTAAACTCTTTAATATACGAGGATACTCTCTCCCACTTACAGAAAAGATATATATGAGGTATTCCATTCTTTCATAATTAGAAAGTTTATAGAATAAACTCCTATGGTCTGATAAGTTTCCATTTATATAACTCCTGTACATTAAACTGAATTGGTCTTCCATTCTATTAATATGTTTAATTTATTTAATTTATAACCAATGCGACAAACTCGTGCCGTCTGGATAGGTTATTGACATTATTGTATTGTCTTTATCTATCTCTATATGTATATTCAAAGCTTTCTCTATCTCTTTAATACTATTTTCTTCTTCTAACATATCAAAGACTCGACTAGTAATATCATCGTTTACTGTTTCATCTCCATGCATAACTAAATGTATATCGTAGTCGCTTATGTCTTCGCCGTCTTCTACATCATAAAACAACTCATTGTTAATCTCTTCCCACGAGTCCCAACCACTGCACTCTGGATATTCATCACTAATCTCTTGCCAAACTTCACCACCCTTTTTGAAATGGTCTTTAACTTCTTGCTTGGTCTTTGCTGTTGGGTAGTCAACGAACAATTTTGTATTCATATTATTAATTTGATTAATTTAAAAATTAAAACTATCTGCGACACTTACAACTATCATGCTTACCAATAAGAACAGGAGTATTAAAATACTCTCTATTTTATTATAGGCCTTGGAAAACATCAGTTTTTTCTTTAGCCTTTCATAGCCTAGAAATGTTGTTGGCATAATGTTTTATTAAGATATTAATTTATATATTAAAGAATTATAACACTTGTTATATTAGAATACAAGTATTTATTCTTGTTTGAAAATAGCTTAATATAGAGATATATGGAAACAACAGCAAAAAGATTAAAGAAAAAGAAATATCTTACGATCGCGAAAAAAGTCATTGAGGGTAGTACAGTTAAAAAAGCTATGTTGGAGGCTGGGTATAGCAAAGGTGTTGCTAAAAGACCAACTGAAGTTATACACAATAGGACATTCAAGGAGATACTAGACGAATTATTGCCTGAAGAATATGTTATTGGAGAACATAGAAAACTCTACAATGAGCATAGGCAGTTGAAACAGGTGCGACTAGATACAATAGACGATGATATTATCAATAAGAATATAGAGGGGTTAGAAAATGTGCAAGTCCTAAAAAACGAAAAAGACGGCTATACTACACTATTAATTAATGAAGTAGACAAAGAGGCTAGGAGAAATGCTGTTGAAATGGCATATAAGTTAAGGGGTTCATTCTCTCCTATTAAACTAGAAGTTAAACGAACATACGAGGACTTAACAGACAAGGAGATACTAGAGCTAATGAAGGGATAGGAGGGGAGACTCCATATAAGACTAATTATACTCGGTCTCCCTACATACTAGATACATTGATACAGAGGGCTTTCTTATACATAGGGGTGTATATGAGAGGGGGGTGTGCATACTATAAGACATTAAAACAAACAATTCCCCACAAAAAAGGGGGACGACCACCCGATCTAAAGTAATATAGTTACCGCTCCGACGACGAAAAGAAAAAGTGAAAGGGTGAACAAATAAATTGAACACATAAACCATGCAAATACCAGAACAACTGCGTAAAGAGTTACTTTACCGTGCTAACTACGAGAAATACAGGTACTACAAGCCGATAGGGAAGGTAGAAAATTTTTTAGAAAAATTATTATCGGGCAATTACATGGTTGGTGCGCTTCTTGCCGCGAACGGAATAGGAAAGAGTACGGCCATGGTGAACACGATAGCTCATTTATGTTATCCGTGTGGCAACAAGTATTTTCAACAGCCTTTAATGACCAAGTGGGAGTATCCAAAAAGGGGGAGGATAGTAAGTGACGCGACAACGATTAAGGAGACGATAGTTCCCGCACTCATGAATTGGTTTCCCGTCAACAGGTACATGACGCTTAACAGGGGGAAGAATTATCCCGCTAGTTGGACGACGGACACAGGTTGGGAGTTTGATTTAATGACCTACGACCAAGACCCGAAGGAGTTTGAGAGTGCGACGCTTGGTTTTGTCCTCTTCGACGAGCCTCCACCAGAGAGTATTTACAAAGCAAGTATTGCAAGACTTAGAAAAGGTGGTATCTGTGGCATATTCGCGACTCCACTAATGGGTTCTGCTTGGTTATACGACGAGATAGTAGCGAATCCCAATGCGGAGAGCAACTACCGCTTCTTTATGGAAGCCGAAGTAGAGGACGCTTGTAAGATACATGGTGTTAGGGGTTTTTTAGATCATGATATTATCACTAAAATGGTAGCGCAGTATAAGGACGAGGACATGGTAAGTCGTGTTTTTGGTAAGTTTCAGCACTTGGTAGGGCTTATCTTTAAGGAGTTTAACCGAGATGTTCATGTGCTTAAGCCCTTTGAGTTAAACAGAGACGACTATTGTGTATATGTTAGTTGGGACACACACCCGAGAGAGCCAGAAGCGATTGTGTGGGTAGCAGTGGACAGGAAGGGCAGATGTATTGTTGTGGACGAATTGTGGACAGACGCCCCTACTCAAGAGCTTGTAGCGCGTGTGAAAGACATTGACAGTAAGTACAGGATAGTCAAGCGACTAATAGACCCGAGTGCGTTTATAGAGGATAAGAGGACAGGTGACAGTTTTGCAAACTTGTTATCAAGAGAATACGGTCTCAATTTTGAGGCGGGGAGTAAAAGGAGAGCGGACGCAGTGCGCCAGTTGCAAGACGCGTTTCACTATGAGATTAGTGCTGGAGAAATGCCAATTAAGCCCATGTTACTCATTAGTCAAGTGTGCGAAAGGTTCATTTGGGAGTTGCAGCATTGGCAGTGGCAGGAGTACACGGGTAAAACGGCAGACAAGCGTGGTGCAAATCCTAGGCCTGAGGACAAAAACGATCACTTTATTGAAGCAGTTGGTAGGATATTGCTTGAGGGGGCGCATTTTGTGGAGAGGACAAGGGATAATGAGGACAGCAGCTTTGTAGACGACATCAACAACGACCCATTTAATTAGTATATAATATAGTTATGGACAAACCTATAAGTAAAGTTGCTGTGGTTCTTACACCTCAAGAGGCGGTGGTTATTGCTAAGTTGAGGGAGTTTGACTTCGGGGAGATAGTGATTAAGAAGAAAAACGGAGAGCCATACCAGATAATAGTGTCTAAATCTACTATCGTAACATACGACGAGGGGTTGGACTTAAAGGACGGACTTGCGATACCAAGGGGTAACATACTTGAAAATAAAGAATTAGTATCACTAGACGACATAGCTAAATTATTTATCAAAAGTAATGGAAGACAGACTCCTGGTTAAACAGATACAGAAAGAGTACAAACAGTCGCGGGATTGGATATTACCTTTCTACCAAAAGAGTTACAAAAACCTCAAGTTATATTTAAACGAAAAGCGAGACGACGACAAAGTTGGAGACCCTCTGCTTTATACAGTCATGAACACGATACACGCGAGTATGTACAGTGACATACCAGCTATTAAGTGGAGAGGAAGAACGATTGACGACATTAATACTGAATACGGACTCAATTTGCTAGTGGACTATGATTACGACGAAATGCATAAGGACGAATTAGACTTAGACTGGTTGTGGGACGCATGTTTTTTTGGTTATGGAATAGTAGAAATGACATACTTTGACCGAAAGAGAAAGTGTCCGAATCCAAGACTAGTAGACCCTTTTAGTTTTCTATACGACCCTGAGACGAGTAGTTCGCTAGACTCTGCAAGATTTTGTGGAGAGGAACTACTCATTAGTAGGCAGACCATGAAAGACGCGGGAGTGTATGAGTTTGACGACAAGATAGAGGTTGGTAGTAGTTTTAATGATTTACCACGACTTGCAAGTCAAGCAAGGACTGAAAGTCAGGGAAAGAGCGATTCACAAGAGATGTTAGGAGAAGTTAAAAGTGATAACGACCTTATCAGATTAGTTGAGTGGCGTACTTGGTACAAGGGGAAAAGAATAATTGCAACACTTGCTAACGACATGACTAGACTTGTAAGAAAGACCGAGCTTCCATTCCAAGACACTTGGGGTTTTGTTGAAAAGAAAATCAGTAGGACATCACATCAGTTTAAGGGAGCGAGTATTCCAGACATGGTAGGTGACAAGCAGAGGATGAGAAGTGAGATAATTAACTTGGCTGCGACTATAGTAAAGGGACAACAGTACCCCCACTATATTTATAACAACAACCTAATTAGAAACAGAGCTGATCTTGCTTTTGGTTTCAACAAGTTCACTGGTGTTCCAGGAAACCCAAGAGACGTAGTCGTTCCAATGAACCAGTACACACCAAACGTCCAATTTACCAACTATATACTCCAATACCTAGACGCAGCAGCGCAAAGAGCAACAGCAAGTGCAGAAATGCAACAGGGTGTTTTAGCTGGTCAAGAAAGGACTTTGGGTGAGTTAAACTTGGTAGCACAGAAAGCGGACACAAGATACAACTTAATGATGAAAAACTTACTCATTGGTGAGAAAAGGTTCTGGCAAATGTGGTTGGCTATGTACAAAAAGCATTTTAAAGGTGGTTTAGACGAGAAAGTAATAAGACTAACGGGGGATTTGGACACACAGTTTAAGACACTTACTAGAAAAGATATTATAGCGGATAGTAAGGTAGATCCTGATGTAGAAGTTCTTTCAACAGTCATAGAAGAAGCAAAGAGGAGTAAGGAGTTGAGTAAATACATTCAACTTATGAACGCGGTAGCCGAAAGTCCTGACGCAGACAGACGAGTTTTGGTTAAACAGTTTGCACAAACAGCAGGAATGAGCGAGAATGAAATAGACGCAGTGTTCCCACCAACGATTGACGAATTAACAGCAGAGCTTCAGAACATAGAGTTTGAAAACGGTAAGTCTCCAGAGGTATTGGCTTCAGACAATCACATTGTACACATGAGAATACACAGAAAAGCGGCTGCTTCGCCTTATAGAAACGTTCACATGGCAACACATTTGAGAGCTATGGTTTCCATGAAGCAAAATCCAGGATTAGATCCTAATGCTATGCAGGAAAATCAAGGACTTCAAGCAGGAGAACCAGGAGCGCTTGGTGGTGTTGGTTTCCAACCAGAGAGAGCGGCTGGTAAACAGGCGGACGGAATGACTCCTGCACAAAATGCTAAATTAGATAACAATAAAAAGTATGGCTTCAATGGGTGATATTGAAAAATCTTTGAAAAAAGAAGAAGTAGTAGACTTTGAAACAGTTGAAATGGAGGGGTTGGAAAAGGACATTATGTCTCTTGAGCATACTCCTGGCTGGAAGGGTGTTTTAAAGGAGCTTCAGTCCCAAGTAGACTCACTTGAGAGTCAAATTTTTGATATAGACAACGGACTTAAGGACGAAGAGAGAATGGATAAGTTGAAAAGAAGGTTCTATTTGGTAGAATTGATTAACCTCCCAAAGACTAAAAGGGAGTTGTTTACGACTCGTAAAGGGGGAAATACCTCCAATGAGGAACTTTAATTTATTATGGTAAAACCATGGACGACGAAGAGAACAAAGTAGCAGAAGACGAGGGAGTTTCCCTTTTTGAAGAAGCTATGGGGGAAGATTCTACTCAGGTAGAGGACACCCAAGGTGTAGAGGACGACTCTACAAAAATATTTAAGAAGAGTGTGGACGAGGTTAAGGGTACACTAGAAACCTTTAAGAGAGAGCAGAGAGTAAACGAGTTTATAAACGACCCTGCTAACTCTGATTACAAACAATACGCGACTAAAATTCGTGAATTAGCGTTAAAACCAGAGGTGAAAAACTTAACAGTAAGTGCTATTGCCAACATGGTTGTTCCTAAAGACTACTGGGTCAAAAAGGGCGCAGAATTGGCAAAACAAGCAGACCAGGAGAGTAAAGAAAGTATTAATGGAGGTAATTCAACAAGGTCGGGTATCACTGATTCGGACGATTCAGGGTTACCAGACCCAAGTACACTTAGTAAGGACGATTTTGAGAAACAGGCATGGAACATAGCGAGGGGTGTACGACCCTAGTAAATATGCTATTATAGTTTATAGGGAAGTACCCAGACTAAAATGTTACGATTATATCGTGACACGAGGTCTGGGTATTTTTTTAGTTAAATTTTTATTTACATGAAATAATGGAAACTATATCCACGATTTCACATGCAGTTAACAACTGGTATGACCGAATGTTACTTGAGAGGTTAACACCCCTTCTAGTACATGACAGGTTTGCTCAGATAAGAGACATTCCTAGGAATCAGACCAATGTTGTTAAGTTTAGACGCTATAATTCTTTAGCTGCTAACACAGTTGCATTGACCGAAGGTGAGACACCAGTAGGTACTTCTCTAAGTATCACTGACGTATCAGCAACGGTGCTTCAGTACGGAGATTACGTAACAATCTCAGACTATCTTCAATTAACGACACTAGATCCAATTCTTTTGGAGACAGCAGCCGTTCTTGGAGAACAGGCAGGATTATCTTTGGACATTATAACCAGAGATGTATTAAATGCAGGTACAGTAGTCGCATTCTCAGGTAGTAGCAATACTCAAAGAGACGGTGTTGCAGCAGGAGATGTTGTAGCATACGGGGATTTAGACACAGCAATCTTGACCTTAAAGACTGCTAATGTCAAAAAGATAATGGGAATGGTAAGACCTGACGCAGGTTACGAGACCAGACCAATCAACGCCGCATATGTAGGAATAACACACCCAGCAATCGCTGCAAAGATTAAGTCATTTACTTCAAATGGATTCGTTCCAGTAGAGAAGTATGCAAATCAAGCAGACATAATGCCAGGTGAGTTTGGTGCTTACAATGAAATCAGATTCATTGAGACTTCAAACGCAAAGGTATTCACAGGCGAGGGAACAGGAAGTATTGATGTTTACTCAATCCTTATAATGGGAGCTAACGCTTACGGTGTAACCAGAATTTCTGGAGAAGCTTTAAGAAATATTGTTAAACCATTAGGAAGTGCAGGAACAGCAGACCCTCTTGACCAGAGAGCAACAAGTGGTTGGAAAGCAACCAAAGTCGCTAAGATTCTTGACCAGAGTTGTCTATATAGAATTGAATGTGCAAAAGTTTAAGACTTTTTAATCTTAACGAGTGGCTACCGTAAGTAGCCAAATTTAGGGTTATAGGTATACCATTGGGTTATAATACCCCGAAAACTAATTTTAGATTACAAAGATATGTCATATTCCATGAGTGCAGTATTGCACAATGCGAACCTTAAAGAGGTAATGAACGACATCATTGGTATAGTAAACGATCAGGGAGGACAATCAGTAATGTCTTCTCCAGTTTTAGCCATTGGTTCAAGTTCAAAAGCCAAGGTTCTAAACAGTGCATTTACGGTGGTTAGAGACGGAGTTGTAAGTACGATTGCAAGTGCTGAAACGGCATTTACAGCAACGACTCACGACTTGGCAGCACTAACTGGTGCGGTATACCTTATATATCTTGACGCAAACAATGCTATCAAAATATCAAAGGGAACAGCTACAACGGGTGGTACTGGTGCAACATGTCCAGCAACTCCAACAGGTGGCTTAAAAATCGGAGAAGTTAAAATAGTTTGTGCAAACGCAGCAACCTTTACTGGTGCTACGACTGAGTTAGACGCGGCAGACTTAACAGTAACTTACACAAACAAAACTGATGTTGTAAACACGATTGCAAATTATTCTGCAAAGCATTGGTTACATCACCAGAATTTAGAGGCTTTATTAACAGCAATTTTTAGTGCTTTGAGAAATAGTGGAGACAAAGTATTGCTTTCCAAACCAGGACTTGCAATAGGTACAGTAAGTGCGGCAAAGATAAAACATGCAACATTCTATGTTTCTTTAGACGGTGTAATAACCGCTATACCAGGAGCAGAGGTTGCACTAACGGCAACGGCTCACGACTTAGTAGACGGAACTGGAGCAGTTTACAATGTTTATCTTGACGGTACGACTGTTACCATTCTTAAGGGAACAGCAACAGCAGGAGGAACGGGAGCAGTATGTCCAGCTACACCAAGTGGGAAATTAAAGCTTGGTGAATTAAAAGTTGTAACATCAGGTGCAGCGTTTGTAGGAGCAACTACAGAATTAAGTGCAGCAACAGTTACAGACACTTACACAGATGTAACAGATGTTAACGGAAGTATCAACATGAGTAGTTACTACTCACAAAACTATGAGTATAGTAAGGAGTTTAAAGCTTTACTAGACGACTTAGAGGCAGTAATGGATAGTAGTATTAACAGTAAGTTAATGAGCAATCCAACTCTTGTTATTGGTTCTTCTTCAAAAGCAAAGGTAAAAAACAGTGCATTTAATGTAATGAGAAGTGGGACTATTTCAACAGTCGCTTCAACGGAAACTGTATTTACGGCAACGGATCATGATATAGCAGACGGAAGTGAAGCTATATTCAATGTTTACCTAAGCGCAACGAATGTAATAACCCTTCTTAAGGGAGACGACGCTGCAGTAGGAAGTGCAGTATGTCCAGACACCCCAGCAAATGGGTTTAAGATAGGAGAAGTAAAAATATCAGCTGACGGAGCAATCTTTAATGCTTCAACAGACGACCTAGACGCAAGTCATTTAACGGTCACTTATTCAAACAAGACTGATGTAGTAGAATTAATAGCTTAATAGGTTAAGTTACATAAAGGGAGGGGAGTTTGAAACCCTCCCTTTTTTGCTATAATTAAGTGTAGTTAAATTTATATTTATCCAAAATGGGAAAAACTCCAGACAGGATTACTGCTGATAATGTGAAAAACATGGCAGGGGATTTTCTTACAAAAAAGCTTAGCAAGGAAGAGATAGAGCTTCCTTACGAGTGTCCAATTTGTAAGAAGAGATTTAAGTCTATTCAAGGCAAGAATGGACACATGACTACTCACAAGGTAGAGACTATAGATAGCGAAGTAGCAGATGTTGCTATGGGTAGCGACGAAGACCCTACGCTATGGATTAAGAAGTTTGTTAAGGGAGCTATTGTTAACGACGAGCTTATTAAGCAATTAGCGGCAGAAGAGCAGGTAACTTTTGTAATACCAGAAGACCCCTACGATAACAACTTGTTATTCCTTTTGGGTTTGAATGGTCAGTTATTTGAGTATCCTGTTGGTCAATATGTGGTATTACCAAGAAGTATTGTTAATCAAATCAAGAATACTTACAAAGAAACTGAATTAGCTAAAAGAAGAAATCTAGTTGAAAGAAACAAAGATGTTGAAAGAGCTTTGTCTTAATTTAATAAAATAATAACATGATTCCAGCAGAATTTAAGAGTCGCTTCCACGACAGGTGTAGGACTAATGACACTATTTTTACAGACGCGAAACTAACAATACTAGCCAGAGAGAAACAAATAGAACTAGCTAAAGCGATAGAATCTGTAGACGAAGATTTTTTTCAATCATTTGAAACAACGACCTTAAAAGCTACTGGTTCAACTGCAGATCAAAGAGAGTACCCTTTACCAGAGGATTCACTTAATAAAATGAAATTGGTAGAAGCCAAGCTGGACGGTACTAACTGGATAAGACTTCATGAGTTTGATTTAAACCTATATAGCAAGACTACTGACGAAGCTACTATACTTGAAGAGTTTAGTAACGAGGAGGGTAGTGCGTTTTACGACATAGGTAGAAATTCGTTGTTCCTTTACTCTGGTGCAATAGCAAGTAGTGTCCCTGCTGGTTTACACTGGATTGGTTATTCACTGCCCTATAAGGTAAGTGATTGGACGGGTACGACTGATTTATCAGCGCCAACGACCAATCTTTCTGGTATTCCTATTTCATTCCACGGACTTTGGTTAGACGCTTGTGTAATAGACTGGAAGCAAAGTCATGATAAACCAGTAGCGTTAACAGAGGGAGAGCAAATGTATAATTACAATTTACAACAGCAACTTTTGTATGCCAAGGAGTTAAATAGAGACAGGGCAAACTTAATACCAATGCCAGAAAGTGTTACAGATAACGGTTTCAATTTATAATTTTAAGAAAAACTTAAATGGAATATTCAAAAAAGATTTTAGATACATATACGGATAAGCTTATTAACGAGAGGTTCTCAACAGAGATAGCTATCTTGGTTAATGAAAAGCATTTAGAAGAAGTAGAGTCAGAAAAGAAAGCTGTTACTAAAAGACTTAAAAGGCTTATGGCTAATTTAGAAGGACTTGAAATACAAAAGAAAGCTGGTATTAAGGATAGAGAGTTGAGGGAGCAGAATAAAACTATGATTTCTGTTCTATCTGGTGATGTAGATAAGAGAAGACAGATGTTAGCAGACTTGGAAGGCAAGAAGAAACAGGTAGAAAGGAACTTAGAGCTTTATAAAGATTACATAGAAACGATTGACCTTAGTATAGAAATAGCCAAAGATAAGGTTTCTGTATAAGGTATAATTAAATATATAACTTAATTAGTTTTTATAATGAAAGACGGACTAGGCATTCGTGGTGTAGTAACAAGACGACTTTATGACAAAGACGGCAATCCTATTAAGATGTTTAAGGACAACGTTGTTTGGAGATTTTTAAAGAAGTCTTTTAATTTAGATTTGCAAATTCCTTTTATTACTGGTATTTGGACAAAAGAACCAATCAGGCATAACGAAATAGTACCAGCAGCCTTAGCAAATGTTGCAGGTTTATTATGTGGTGCAGAAATTACTCCATTTAAGTATTTAGGAATAGGTATTGGTACAGCTTCAGTTGCAGGTCTTGGTAGTGAAATAGTAACAGGTGGTGGTGAGAGAGTAGAAGCAACGGCTTCTTTGGTAACAACAACGATAACAGACGATACGGCACAACTAATCCATGAGTGGACATTTTTAGACACCTTTGCAATTACAGAGGAAGGGGTTTTCAATGCGGTTGCTGCTGGAGATATGTTAGCATATCAAAACTTTGCAGCAGTAAATGTTGTAAGTGGTAATAAATATGAAGTAACACACCAGTTTGTTATGCAAATACCTGTCTAATTTTTTAGGTATTCATAAATGAATGTTCTTGATCCAGTAGAGAATCTTTTAGTATCAGTAATAGCAGTTGCCCCAAGTCCAGCAGTTTCAGGAACTACTTTCACTGTAGCAACAGGACACGGCGCACTTTTTCCAGACCCCGCAACAGACGGAGCATACAATCTTGTCATATATCCAACGGGTATAGCAACAACGAGATTTAATTCAACCATAGTTCGCGTAACAGGTAGGACAGGAGACGTGTTTACAGTAACCAGAGATGTTGAGGGGAGTAATACAAGAGAGATTTTAGAGGGAGATGAAGTCGCTATGAATATAACGGCTAAGATGATGACTGATATTGACGCGGCTTTAGCAACAATACCAACAGATGTTTCAGAGTTGGCAGATAGTACAGGAGTAATTCCAACAGATGTTTCCAATTTAACTGATTCGTCAGATTTGATTAAGGAAGATGTTAGTGAGTTAACAGATACGACCAGTTTGATTAGTGGGAAAATTAGTAAAGCACCAAATGTAACTACAATAGATGACACTGGAATAGCAGACGGAGAGATAGCGGTTTTTGATTTAACGAACAAAGCCATTGAAACAAGTAATGTAACGATAGCAACAACGGTTGGAGCTGACGACAGTACAGTACCAACAAGTGCTGCAGTTGCTACATTAGTTAATTCAAAGTTGTTTACATGGATAGGAGATTGGTCTTCACCAACGGCGTTTGCTTTATACGACGCAGTTCAAAATAAGGGTAGTAGTTATGTGTGTAAATCAGCACACACTTCAGGAGCTTCTACAGAGCCAGGAGTAGGTGCAAGTTGGACAACTGTATGGGATTTATTTGTAGAAGGTATAGGTGGTAATAGTTTACAAACAGACTGTAGTGGTGGAACTTCTGATACTTACGGAGCATTGAGTGGCTTGGTCAATAGTTCAAACACAGTTTATACAGTTAGTCTTGGGAGTTATGTAAGTGGCTCTTTGAGAGTATATCTAAACGGACAATTACAAACACAGGGAAGTGGTGAGGACTGGTCAGAAACAACACCAGCTTCTGGTACATTTACCTTTGCAACAGCTCCAACAACAGGAGATATTATAATAGCAGTTTATCAATTCACAACGGGCTCAACAGGTAATGCTGATACGCTAGATGGATTACATGGGGCAAGTTATGCAACAATAACTGGAACAGAGACATTAACTAATAAGACCTTAACAAGTCCTAAGTTAAATGAAGATGTTGCCTTAACCTCTACAAGTGCAGAGTTAAATGCTTTAGATGGACAGACTGGGGCTTGGGTTTCTTATACTCCAACCTTTGCAAATATAACACTTGGGAACGGAAGTGTTGATGGGGATTATATTCAAATAGGCAAACTGGTGTTCTTTAAGGCGAAAGTAACTCTTGGGTCTACGAGTTCTATAACAAATAGCCCAACCGTAAGCTTACCAGTAACAGCCTCTAGCTTTTATGCTACTTTTTCTGGGTCTATTGGTACTTGTGATTTAGTAGACACTGGGGTTAAAGACTACATAGGTGGGCTTAGGTTAAACTCTACTACGGTTGCAGGTCTATTGATACTTGGTTCAAGTGGGCTTACTACTGCAATATCCTCCACAGTTCCCTTTACTTGGGCTACTGGAGACCAATTATTAGCACAGGGATTTTACGAAGCAGCTTAACTTTTAACTAAACAACAATGGGACAAACTTTAATAGCGAACAGACAAATAAGTGGAGGTTTAGATGGTTGGATACCAGCAGAACAGACTTGGACTTATGCTAGTGCTACTACAATAACAGTTCCTTCTGGTGCTGCAAGTAAGTATCAAAAGGGAGATAAGATTAAGCTAACACAAACAACAGTTAAGTATTTTTACATAGTAAGTGTAGCAGATACAGTTTTAACAGTAACGGGTGGTAGTGATTACACAGTGGCAGATGCAGCAATTACACTTCCGTACTTTAGTAAGATAGAAAATCCTCAAGGGTTTCCACATTGGTTTAATTACACAGCTACAATAGGTGGGTTCTCCTCTGCACCAACTATGATAACAAAGTTCAAATTAAGTGCCACTTCATGTGTTTTAAACTTGGCTTCAACAACAAATGGTACTAGTAATGCCACCACATATACAGTTTCCCTTCCTATTACAGCTAAAACGCAAACAAACTATAGCTGGAGGGCATGGGCACTTGTAACAGATAATGGTACTGGGGCTAATGGTTCTCTTTATATTGGTAGTGGGGGAGGGAGTCTCTCCTTTTACAAAGATTCACTTGGTTCGTTTACTAGCAGTGGACTCAAGTCAGGAAACGGACAGGTTATTTACGAGATTTAACCTGTGCATACCTTTAACTTAACTAGGAATACAAATGGCAGTAGTAACGATAGATAGCTATAGTGAAAGTAATAGTAATAATAGTTATGATGTAACAGAAACTAGCCATTATGTAGGTCAGTCATTTAGTGTATCAAGAAGTTGGTTACTTCATAGTTGTAAGTTT